CCTTTCAGCTATTTGTGATTCAATATTTCTACGACTTAACTCATCAAGCCGCGCCTGCCGTTCAGCGGCCTGCTCAGCCGCTTGCGCTTCTGAAAATGCCCTCATACCTACGTCACCAGCTTGTCCTAACATTTGGCCAAGTGTCATCGGACGTTCTTGATACCCGCCAAGCTGCAATAAAGCGCGACCAGCCGCGCCTAAACCAGCCATGCCAGCAGAGCCAGGCTCAGGTAAAACCCCGCCTATGGCAGCGCCTAACCCAGACGGCGCTTGCGTTGGTGCGGTGGCTTTTTGCGCTGGTAGAGGAGTTGGTGTCCCAAAATATTTTTGCATAATAGCGGCGCGAGACTGTGGCTGTTGTTGAGCCTGTCTTAGAGCCGCTGTTCTCAAAGACTGCATAGCCATAGCATCTTGCGGAGTAGTGGTTGGCTGTTGCGCCATAATATTGCTTATAGCACGAGGCTGAGTAACGCTCATGTTACGCAATGATGGGAAACCTGGAAGAACTCCGTCAGCCATTTTATCTACCCCCTAGCAAGCCAAGTATGCCGCCACCTAATGCACCATACCCAGCACCAAGGCCAGGTATCATTCCACCTAATTGTGCGCCACCCATAGCACCGCCTAAGAAAGATGCTGCTGGGTTGTAGAACATAGGAGTCTGGGTCTGTGTTCCTAACTGACCGCCATAAATAGCGGCTAAATAATTACTGAGCTTTTCAAATGGTCTGCCTTGCTCAAACTGATATCTTTCAATGTCAGCGGCGAGTTCAGCTTGCGCCTGTGCCTCACGAGCGGCTCCAACACCAGCCAAGCGTTGTGCATCTAGATAATCAAGCTCTGCCATTCCTGGCGCTGCTGCCGCCGCTCCAAGCTGACGCTCAATACCTTGCGTTTCAAGGCCAGCTAACGCCTGTTGCGCGGCCAACTGGTTCTGACGCTCTCTTTGATAGTCAGAGTAGCTAATATCTGCTGCAATATCACCTAGCGCTTTAGCTTGAGCCGCACCCCCATATCCAGAGCCATAACGTCCAGCAGTTGCCAGTTGCGCTTGTAACTGCTCTTGCACAGGTGTCATTGCACGTTCAATAGCCCCAGACAAACCAGGCGAACCACCTAAAAAATTGCCTTTGGCTGTTTGGCGTATCATACGCATGCTTTCAGCAGGCATTAAACCACCAGCCATGGCTCTTTGTGTTAAGTCTTGAGCTTGGCCTATCAATGGAGAGCCAGCCAAAGCCCTTTGGCGTGTCATCTGTAAGGCTTTTTGGCTTTCTGGAGAAAACCCTACGACTGTGGAGCCTGGGTAGTAATTTGGCCCATCTGATTCGTAAAGTCGTTTAGCTTCTGATAGCCCATATTTAAAGTAAGGCAGAGCGTATTCCGCTGGCATACCTTGTGTACTTGTGATTGTGCGTGTTTGCCCGCCGCCTTTGCCAAAGCTCATTTTATATTTCCTTTATCAATACAGTTGACGACGCCTTGTAATCTTTTAGTTGGCGCTCCCAGCCTTTGCGTCCGATAATTTCCATTCCACTGCAACCGTGGTCTCTAGCCCAATTTACGATTTCTTTTTCAGCTTCTATTAATTCGTCCATTTCGCCGCCAGCTAACCAAATCCTGCAAATAGCTTTTTTAGGATAGTCAACTATTTCAGTCACTATAACAGAATTTTCTAACGGAAAAAACTGCGCTTTTCCTTGCTTTATAGAGTCCAAAACATCTACGGAAGTATGCGTCCCGCCGGAATATTGTAAAGCTGCATCTATATGATGCGCTAATCTTTCAAATTCATCCAATAATGACATAAGCAAACCTAGCGTCATGACCTTGGTTATCGTGGTTTATAACCATATTCCCGTCAGTGCTTGTGCTATCTATCCAGGGATTATGATGATAAGGGCTATGGTCTTGGCCAGCCCAAAGAACCACACTGCTTGTAGAATACCGCGGGTCTGTGTGTGTTGTCTGCGTAACATTTGCGTTTAGTGTCACATATCCAACGCTATTCAACCCACCGTCCACCGTCCTATTTAACACCTCAGCTATTTCTCTAGTTGTTGCCGTAACAGGATTTAACCTACGAAAATTAGTAATTTTTTCTGAAGTAGTCATCTTCCGCCTATATCTCTAGCCTCAAGGTCAATGCCCTGCATAATATTGTGACTATTTGTAAATAGCAATTTTGCTCTGTGATATCTGCCTGTAGCCCTAAACGGCACAAAGCCGCTAGTATTCATGCCATTAGATATTGAATAAGACACAGTATCTGTCGTGGTGTTTCTAACGCCAATAGATGCCTCAACAGTTCCAGCGTCAAAGTAAGGGTACAGTCTTGTTATTATGCTGTGCTTGCCAGTGCTTAAAGCCGCCTCGCCTGTTTCTATAGTTGACGGTGACAGAGGTGAGCCGTTGAATGTAAACAACTTGTCGCCAATACCGCACCCAAAGAAATATTCTCCACCTTTTAGTGCGGGGCTGTCTGTCTGGATGGTAAACGCATCAATCGTTGCAGAGAGAGTGTCTAAAGCATCAACTGTGTAAGCAGCGCTAAAGAATGGTGCAATGTAATCAATAGCAGTCTCAAGTAAAGACCAACGACCAATCTCGTAATTATAAACCAGAACCTTGTCGTTGCTACCATCAATGCTGTCAACACTTGCATAGCACCAGAACGCCAGTTTGTTTACTGGGTCAACGCCAGCAGTCATATTTCCAGCAAAGCCAGAGTTAAAATCTTTATTGAAAAAATCGTCTACTTTTTCGTTACCAATAGCTGTAGACCGCTGACCATCAAACGCATAAAAACCATCGTCACTTAAATAAAATATTAATGAGCCTATGTGACAGATGCTGTTTGGCACTTTACAGCCACGTTGAGTTTCAACTTTGTCAAACTGCCATATCAAGGGTGGCCCTGTGTATGTGGCTCTGACAATCGCACGTTCCATTAGTATTGTGCAGTATTCGCCGCCAACGATACCGCTAATATGACCTGCATCAACAATGTCTTGAAAATCGCTTTGTGCGGTGCCAGCAGTCCAGCTTTCTGCATCGTTAAAGCCAGACCAATAAACACGGTACGGCACTCTGCCAGAACCTGTGTTTACATCAGCAAGCCACACAAAATCACGCACAATAGCAATGTGATTAGCAGTTGGAGGTGAACCAGCTAAATCAGAAAATATTGTGTCTGTCGTTAAGTCAAACTTTTGTGGGTTTGAAGTAATCCCACCAGTGGCAAGCACAACCTCTCCAAACTGTGCAAATTTCCAACGCTGGTTTCCAGTAAGGGTGTACCCACCGACTTTACTTACATCATCAAGCGCGGCTGTTGCTGCATTAAATTTGTATAATTTACCAGCGTCACCAGCGAATAAAAACGCAGAGCCAGATGTGTTTTTAGATGGGAATATACCGCGTATAGTCGCTGTAGCAGAGCCACTATAAGCAGATGGCTGTGGGAACGACCTGTAGCCACCGACAAACGGCACAACATTTGTAGCTGTTGTAAGACCAGGATTACTAAAATCAGCTTGGTCTGGAAGCCAAGGGCCAAAATTAATCATTGTATGTACCAAACCTCACTGCCAGTTGTGGCGTTAGACCATACCTCAGAACCAACTGCTACGTCAGCCCATATTTCACCACCATCCGGTATATCAGACCATGTTTCAGAGCCTACAGATTGTAACGACCATATTTCTGAGCCTAGAGCAACCAAAGACCAGTCTTCGCCTAATATTTTGGCTGTAGATGATACTATATTTTGTAAAGCTACAGAAGATGCACCACTAAGTGTAGCTACAACATTACCTGATGCAGTCATTTGCACGGTAGCTGATATGGAACCGTAAACAACAGAATTTGCCGTTGATGTAACTGTAATGCGAATATTAGGTGAGGCTGTTACATTTTGAACGCTTTGAGCGGCGGTAACCTGTGTTATTGCAATGTTAATTGCGGCAGCTAAAGCCTTAATAACAGATGTGCTGGAAGACACCGTAATAGCAGTGCTTGCAGTGCCAAAAAATAACTTTATAACTTCAATCGCGCTAGATTGCGTTATAACGGCGTTTACTGAGCTAGAGGCTGAAACTATTACAATCGGTGAAGAAGCCGCTGTGAGAGCCGCAGAAGCCGCAGCAATAGCGTTTGTAAAGCCAAGCGCGTCTAGCTGGTCAAGGTTGCCAAATGTATCTAGCTGCTCAAGCGTACCCCAGCTATCAAGTTCCTCTAGCGTAGCCAAGGCTGTACTCCTTAGTCTGCTGAGATATCTAAATCACCAGATGCAATACGAAGAATATCGCCAGTAGCGATAACTTTACTAGCAGTAAACGCACCATGAATTAGCAGATTCCCAGATGTGCTTGCGTCAAATATACCAAAATGACTTACTGTACCCCAGCTTCCTGTAGCCGCTGGAAACTCAACAGCAGCATTGCTGCTTGCAGTGCCAGATGAAGCCGCGGAGAATGTAGCCGCCACTCTAGCGTATCCATTTCCAGTCAATTCTGTTCCGCTATTGTCATCATTAAATGACGCAATAGATAACCCCACATAAACCGCTGTTGGTGACGAATATGCGCCTGTTCCTAAAATGTGGTCGAGAATTTCATTCTCCAGATAATCAGACATTGCAGACATAACTTATTTCTCCGCTGTTACGTTCTGCCTCATATAGACAGATTTTGTGGTTAATGGCCCAGTGCCGTAATGTGAACGCTCTTCGTCCAGTCGCACTTCATTTATAGCACGAGTAAACTTTTCATCATACTGAGCAGCCCTAACTTCATCTAATAAATACATATAGGCTTCTGTTAAAGCGCCATATAAATAAACATCAGGAGAACGTGTAAACAATATCGGAGTTGATACAGCAGACAATGCGTCTACAGAACCAATGTAAACAATTTCAGCCGTATATGCGCTATCTGGTATTGGGCGAAACTTTATCTCTTTACCGACTATACTATATCCTTTTGGCTTGCCCAACCCGTTGCTGGAATACTGCGAATCCAAACCAGTAGGAGATGCGTAATCAAGTATTGTTAAAGGGCTTGTAAGCAACTTAACTTCGCGTACCTCACGCAAATCTGTTGGCAACGCTACATACTCGTCACCAGGAGTTAAAATAGACTGAGACCGCTTTTCTTGTTCGCGTGTCTCAAGCTCACGATTAATCCTACTTTCTGCCAGCGTAATAAAATCTGGTATCTGATTTGTTAAATCATCACGAGCTAAAAAGTTTGCTATAGATGTCTGTAAATCGGAGTAAGTTGCTATAGCCATTAGATGTTACCGCCGCCTGTTCTAAACGCCCGGTTCTCGTTGCTATTCAGCCACGCCTTCCAAGCCTTTGGGTTCTCGCTAGGCTTGCCCAGCTTTTCTAGTAGGTGATGATACACTACATTCGGTATTTCTGCCACATGTTGCATATGACGCTGGGTGCCTCGTAAATTACCATAGCGCCAGTCGTCACTCATTTGCTTGTTAATCTTCAGTAGATTATCGAACTTCTGGGTAGTCTCAATGACAGTAGAACCGTCAGAGCCTTGGTTTAGATAAATCTCTTTGCCTGTATTGGCATCTTTAGAAAGTAATCTCTTCATGTTTTTCCCTTAAAAGAAGAAGGGGCGGCGAACCGCCCCCTCTATGTTACTTAGGCACCTGACAAGTCGAAGATACCAGCGTGTGCTTTTGGAGCTTGTACTTTCAAAGCCCACTCAGTCACAATCTGGAACTTCTCGGCGTCACCTGTTGGCGCGATTTCGTTCTCAGCAAAGTTACGGCCATTGATGGTCGCAAGAGAAGCGAAGTCTGGGTCAATCAGGAAGATGCGGTCGTTTGACAGGAACCGTGAAGGAGCTACTTCGATGGTGCCGAAGTCAGTCAAGAAGACTGATGTCGAACCAACGTAGGTAACTTCTTTAGCGGCTGTCATGTTGACATCGTTGCTAACCAAGTTGCCA